TGGAGCTTCTCAGATTTGTAGCACGTTACTCCCCCAAACAGCATTGTGGTACGCCACTGACGTGCTAGTCTATTGACATTGTATCTAATGTATGCTATGGACAATTATTGTTGTAGTACTAAACAATTGTCTTCACGTATTGTTGTAGTCTTAAACAATTGTATAGAGCAACGATTGCGGAGGTGCATTGTAGTATTGGGTAACAGTTGGGTAGTACTATTGTAGGCTACTACAACAATACACACTCACAACTATTGAACTTCACAATTGTTGTACAACTAAACAATGTTGTATCAGCGTACTAGTACAAGGCATGCTAGGGAGGGGCGGGGGAGGGGGTTAGGGTTGCGTAGGTGGTGGTGTTGCTGCTCAGATACAAAAAACAGTAAAAATGAAATTAAAAAAGTAGTACAAATACGACATAGACTATAAAGAATAAGACATGCTAAGTTATTGATTTAATTAATACTGCGGAGATAACAGTCCTCCTGAACCCCGCTGAAGTAACACTAGGGAGACAGCTAGGGAAATAGTTACAGAGATGGGGTAGTAATGTGCTACAAAAAAGACTTGACAAATGATGAAAAATGTGGTAGGATATTCTCTATTATATAGACACAAGACAAACACGAAGCATCTATGAACCTTATCTTCATACCTCTTCTCTCTGTCTTACTATTATATAGTATCTATTAAATAGGAAATACTATGAATGAATCAAAGGACAATGCATCATCTAATGCACAGATAGATGTCATGCCGACAGAGGCTACTGACGTAAACTCTGTAAAGGAGGATGTCCTGCCTAAGAAGCGTGGCAGAGGTAGACCACGTAAAGGTGAAGTAGTTGCTAAGAAGGCAGGTAACAGAGGTGTTCGTGGAAGACCTAAAGGTGATGCAGCAATCATCAATGAATACAAAGCACGAATGCTTGCTTCACCTAAAAGTGCTAAGGTCTTAGAGAAGATATTTGATGCTGCACTTGACGATGAACATAAACATCAAGCTGCTGCATGGAAGATAATAACTGATCGTGTCTTGCCTACAGCAGCCTTTGAGAAGGATGTTGTTAAAGGAGCAGGACGTAACGCTATACAGATTAATATAACTGGTGTAGGTGGAGACACCACTATCGTTGGCGGTGACGATATTGAAGATGCAGATTATGAGGATGTAGAATGAATCCATTAGACTTATGGAACAAACTGGATGAGAAAGGAATACTGGATGCACCAGCCCCTGGAATGTACTTACGTGGCTTGCTAGAAAACCTAAACCCTTTCGATCCTTCAACAGCAACAGAACGTATTCTACCTGAAGCAGAAGCTGCTACATTACGTGACATTGTTAAAGATAAAGTTAAGAAGGGTAGTGCAGGATTATCATACTCAGACTTCAAGACATACGATGAAGGTGCACAGCAGTTAGGATACAAAGCAGGTATTGCTGATTTGACTGATCCTCGTGAAAGCCTACGAATGTTGCTTGGTCGTGCTGACATCACTAAAGATGAAGATGGTAATCTGTACGTAGAAGATGTGTTTGATTTCAATGCACCAGAAGAAGAAAAGAATGCATCAATGTGGGATAGAGTTAAGATGGCATACAACGACATTACTGAGAAGGATATGTCACTGTATGGTGCAACTCATCGTATAGGTGAACTCTTTGCTGAGCCTATCCCTGTTAAGATTAAAGTAGGAAATGCAGAAGAGTTAGGCTTGGATGAGAAGCAGCTTAAGAAAATACCTATGTACCGTGAGTACGTAAACCCTAACGAGTCTACTATCAAATGACAGCACTAAACGTAGAACTCCTACCTTGGCAGCAAGATGTATTCAATGATGATACACGCTTCAAGATTGTAGCTGCAGGGCGAAGGACAGGTAAGTCAAGACTCGCTGCATGGATGCTCATCCTCTATGCACTACAGACTAAGAAGGGTCAAGTGTTCTACGTTGCACCAACACAAGGTCAGGCTCGTGACATCATGTGGCAAACACTGATGGAGTTGGGACATGAAGTGATTAAGTCTGCACACATTAACAACCTGCAGATTACATTAATCAATGGTGCCATCATATCACTGAAAGGTGCTGACCGTCCTGAGACTATGCGTGGTGTCTCGCTTCGATTCCTTGTTATGGATGAGTATGCAGACATGAAGCCTGAAGTCTGGGAACAAATACTACGTCCTGCTCTTGCCGACCAGAAGGGTGATGCGATGTTCATTGGTACACCGATGGGACGTAACCACTTCTATGACTTGTATATGTATGGAATGCTTGATGAAGATCCTACGTATAAGTCTTGGCACTTCACGTCATACGATAACCCACTGCTTGATCCTGAAGAGATTAACGTAGCTAAGAAGTCTATGTCTTCCTTTGCATTCAAGCAGGAGTTCATGGCTTCGTTTGAAGCACAAGGCAGTGAGATATTTAAAGAAGAGTGGGTAGAGTTTGATGAAGAAGAACCAGACGTTGGTGACTACTTCATTGCTATCGACCTTGCTGGCTTTGAAGATCTGAGCAGTACAGGCAAGAAGAACAAACGTCTTGATAACACAGCCATCTCTATTGTAAAAGTAAATGAAGATGGATGGTGGGTTAATGAAATCATCTATGGACGCTGGACACTAGACAAGACAGCAGAGCAGATATTTAACATTGTTGCTAAGTATCAGCCTGTAGCAGTAGGGATTGAACGAGGTATTGCAAAGCAAGCAGTCATGTCTCCTCTCACTGACTTGATGAAGATGCGTAACAAGTTCTTCCGTGTAGAAGAGTTGACGCATGGTAACAAGAAGAAAACTGACCGTATTGTCTGGGCATTACAAGGAAGGTTTGAACACGGCTTAATCAAACTAAACAAAGGAGAATGGAATGCAACATTCTTGGATGAGTTGTTTAACTTTCCTAACAAGCTAGTGCATGATGATTTGATTGACTCTCTGGCATACATCGACCAGATGGCGCAGGTGTGCTACACATACGAATACGAAGAAGATGAATTTGAAATGCTTGACCCAATAGCAGGATACTAAATATGGATTTTAATGAAGATAACGAACTAGAGTTTGGCAACGAACTTACCTCATGGATTATGGGGAAGTGTGAAGATTGGCGTGATCACTACGATGACGTATACCGACAGCAACATGAAGAGTACTACCGCCTATGGCGTGGTATCTGGTCTGGTGAAGATCGTATGCGTGAGAGTGAGCGTAGCCGTCTAATCTCACCAGCACTGCAGCAAGCAGTAGAGAGTAGCGTAGCAGAAGTAGAAGAAGCTACGTTTGGTCGTGGTAAGTGGTTTGATATTCGTGATGATTACCAAGACCAAGAACGTCAGGACATTCAGTTCCTCCGTAATCAGCTTGAAGAGGACATGAAGTTTGTATCAGCACGTAAGAGTATTGCCGAGTGTATCCTTAACTCTGCCATCTACGGCACAGGTATCGGTGAACTCGTAGTAGAAGAAGTCACTGAACTAGTACCAGCCACTCGTCCTGTCATGGATGGAGCGATGCGAGCGATTGGTGTAGAAGAACGTAGCCGTTTCGTTACTCGTCTTGTACCTGTACTGCCTCAGAACTTCTTGATTGACCCTGTAGCAACCAACATTGAAGAGGCATTGGGTGTTGCAGTAGACAAGTTTGTACCTAAACACATCGTTGAGGAAGGCATTGAGAGTGGTATTTACTTCGATGTTGACCTAGAAGAAGCGTATGATGACGATAAGATTGCATTTGATACTGAAGAAGACAGCCGTTATGACCAAGACAAGGTGCGCCTGACTACATACTACGGTAAAGTACCAGTAGAAATGTACAATGCTGAGCTGTATGGAGAGGTACTGGCTGAAGGTGAAGAGGAAGATCTAGCAACTGGTGCATACATTGAGGTAATTGCAGTCATTGCTAACGAAGATCAGCTCCTAAAACTAGAAGCTAACCCTTACATGATGCAGGATCGTCCTATTGTAGCCTTTGCATGGGACAATGTACCGTCTCGCTTCTGGGGTCGTGGTGTTTGTGAGAAGGGATACAACAGTCAGAAGGCTCTTGATACAGAACTTCGTGCTCGTATAGACGCTCTTGCACTCACTGTGCACCCAATGATGGCTGTCGATGCATCACGTCTCCCTCGTGGCGCTAAGATGGAGATACGTCCGGGCAAAACACTGCTTACTAATGGCAATCCTGCAGAGATTTTGCAACCATTTAACTTTGGTCGTGTAGATCAGGTTACATTTGCACAGGGTGAGCAGCTAATGCAGATGGTTCAGATGGCTACAGGTGCTATCGACACTGCAGGTATCCCATCATTTGCTGGGTCAGAGGCTACAGCAGCAGGTATTAGCATGTCTCTTGGTGCAATCATCAA